ATTTCATCTATTTTTCTTCTAATTTCTCTAACAGCTCTATGTATTTGTTCTGTAGGAGTTCTTAATTTTGTTTCAGTTTTAAATTGGCTATAACGCGCCTCAGATAAATTTCGAATATTAATATTTCTAAATCCTGGGTATTGATCATCAAAAGCATCTACAATTTCATCTTGCACATTTTCATCTCTAAGATTTAAAATCATATCTGTAAAAACACCTTCACCAAATTCTTGAGCAGCTCTAGTTAAAATACCTTTAGAAACACCTAATTCTTCATTTAATTGAGATTCTTTAAAAATAGTAACACCACCACTCATATTAGGTTTAGCAGAATAACCATTTTCTTCAGCTCTTTTAATAATACGTTCTTTAGCATCATCTGGGAGGAACATATTAATAATAGCTTTACCATTTTCTATTTTATAAGGAATACCACCTGCTACTTTATCTAGATTTTCCTTAGTAACAGGTTCATAAGCTGAACCAAATGGAGCTGATTTTCCTTTATGTTTAGCTTGTGATTTAGGATCTATATTTTCGGCAGTTTGGAATTTACTATATTCTTCAGGATAATTTTTTCTAATATATGTTCTGTATTGATTAAATAATCCTCTCATTCTATCAGATATATTATCTATAGTAGCATCATCGGTTCTTCTATCTAATTCCGACATTGCATCTTTTAAATCATCGAATTTTTTAAATACTGAATCAAATGCTGGTACATAATCTATTTTCCAAGAAATTTGACCAGTTACTGGATCTATATTAGTTACAGTGTATTTTACTCCTTTTTCACTTTGTGTATCACCTACTTTAAATTGCCCACCTTTAGAAAATTGGGCTAATTCTAATACCGAAGCGGCATCCTGAGTATCCATATCATATCCTGTATTATCACCTGCCCATGCTTGTGAATCTGTAAAATCAGTAATAGGATTAAATTTTAATTCTTCAACAGCATCTTCAAATATTTGTTTATAATCCATAAATTTAGATTTTCTATTAGGTATAGATGGATTAGGTTCAGTAAAAGGAGCGGAATCTTTTTTAGAAACTTTTCTTTTACCAAATGCTTTAGGAGTGGCATATTGGCCCCCTGTACCAGGTGCAAAGGAAGCACCAGTACCGGTGGTGCTCATTTCTTTTTTTAATCCTTTTATTTTTAATTTCATACTGTTTCTATTTCCTTTGAAAGTTCAAGATATTGTAGTAGCGCAACTAGGTGATCATCTTTTAACTTTCTAGATTCTAGAATAGGATCAATTAAATTTATAACTTCTTGGATTTTTATTTTAAGTGCCGGCTCCTCTATTTTATCTACGTTTTCTTTCAGCGTAGTAGATATAACTTTAAACTTAGAATTCAAAAATTCTTTAAGTTTAGGAGCATCTGTAGCACTATTAATATATTCTTTTAATACTTCTTTTTGATCTTTAGTAAGTTGATCAAATTTAGTATTATATTTTTCTAACATTATTTTATATGTAAGCGCACGTGTACCTTTATCAAGAGACATTAATTCTTCAACTAATGGTGATAAAGACATTTTAGAATCAGGTGTAGATGTAATATGTTCTAATATAGTAATTTTAGAAGTAATAATAGATTCAGGATTTGCAAATCCTTTATTATTAACTGATTCAAATAGTATATAAGTTGATGCTAATAATTTATAATTTTTGATTTTAGCTTGAAAAAAATCATTTAAATCAAAATTATTTTTAATTTCTTTAATTAAATTATATTTTTCTTTAGAAAGTTTATCTCTATCTAATTTTTTAGATAAATCTAACACTGTAGATAATACAGTTTCTGCTTTACCTTCCGATAAAGATATAGAGTTATTAACAGTTTGATATAATTTATTTTCATCCGCTAATGAAGAATTAGTAAAGTATTTTTTTACTAATGAAGCGGCCTTAGAATTACCACTAGAAAGTGTGTCTGCAGTAATTTTTCTTACTAGCAGTTCGAAAAGAATACCAGTATTCTTGTATTTATTATGTTTTATTTTCATAAGTAGTGCGCTACTAGTTATAAATATTAAAATTATTCAATTTCCTCGCGAATTTGCTCTTCATCCAACAGTTTTTCACCTTCATATAATGAAATTTTTTGTTTAGGGAACATATTCTTAAAGCTTTTTTCATTTTTAGCAAAAATAGCTTTTGTATTAATATTTTCTAATGCTAATGGTGATCCACCTTTGTAATTAGGCATACCGGGCCTATCCTCATTTCCGGAATCTGAAGTCATCCTATCAGAACCTGTTGTATCTTTACCTAAATTACTGTCCTGAGTGCTATAATTTGAGGCTTTTTCCTTAGGTCGTCCTAAATTATCTAAAGCCGTAGTAGGAAATTCTGGATCATCTACACTATATCCTGATGGTACTCCCTTACTTCCTGGGTATCTTCCTGCTCCATATAAGGATGCTAGGGCATGTGGTGTACCGTACGCTTCGCCGGATTCTGCTGGGTCATTTCCTTCTGTTGAAATTTGTTCTCTACGGAATTGGCGTTTTTGATCTTCAATTATTAGATCTCTATATTCTTGATATTGATCTTCACTAAAGTGGAAAATATTATCATAAATCCAATCAGTAGGAACTAATTTAGTTTCCATCATTTGTTGAGCTAAATCTACTTTTTCTTTCATTAATGCTATTCTTTCTTGATCATAAATGATAGAAGGAGTAGTTAATGAAAGTTCAAAATTAGTTAAAGCAGCTCCATCATAACCTTGAGCATATAAATGAACTAATGCTATTTTTGTTAACTCGGATATTAATATTTTTTGTATACGTTCTACTGTACGAGCGAATCTAATATCTTCGGCAGCTAATGTAGCTTTACCTTCTAAATCGCCCTCATAACCTAAATAAGCTTTTGGAACCTTTAGTGCTGCAAATAATTTATCTCTTAGATAAGTTACATCTTCTATAGCAGCATAATCTAAACCTTTTGTGGTTTCTATTCTTGTAGTTGCATCTCCACCTCTTACTGGTATGTAAAAATCTTCCAGTATATTTTGCATGTTAAATTTAAGGTTGTATTCACCAGAATTAGGATCAATATATGGTGTTTTTTTCATTTTATTGATCATTCTTTGCATATAAGTTTCTACCTCATTTGGTGGTATATTACCTACATTTACAAAGAAAGTACGTTTTTCTGGGGCTCTTACAATTCTGTGGATTAGCATTGCATCCTCCATTAATGTAACTTGTTTCCAAACTTTTCTACCTGGTTCAAGATATGACCTACCATAAGGCAAATAGTTAAAATCCGATAATAATCTAAAATGAGCCATTTCATAATTATCAAAAATTACTTCATCACCAGTATTTACACCCATTGAAGGAGAAATTTGTTGGAAACCTAAAGGATTTTCTGATACTGAATAGCTAGGATCATATTTAAATTTTACATCAGATGGATTTTGTGGATCTCCACCTTCCATTCTTAAAATAGTATAAGAAGAAAAAGGCACAACATTATATACACCAAATTTTTCCGATATTTCTAATTTTAAATAGAAATCACCATATTTTAGCATATTACGAGTCCAAGACCATAAATTAAATTCAATATTTAAAACATCATAAAATAAATTATATAATATTTTTTGTACAGTCTCATCAGCGGATCTAATTTGTAATACCTCACCCATATCATTTCTTAGAGTAGATTCATCTGAAACTATATCTAATGAAGAGGCTACAATGGAATCTGTATCCATTGCCTCATAATCCGTATATAATTGAATTCTAGTAGACGGAAAATTGGTTTGCTGCATTGTATTATAATTCAGCCCACCTGTTGTACTATACAATTTATTAAATCTATCGTATAGTGAATTAGTTTGTAATTGTCCTAAAGATTGTATTTGGTTAGAATCAATTACTTTTAATTGGTTCCCTCCTACGTTTCTAATGACTACATCTGTAGAAAATAATCTTCTTAATCTACCAAATAGTGAAGTATCTGCCATTTTTAAATTATATGTATATAAATATTGATCAATCTAGTAACCAGGATATGTCTTCCTTACCCCCATATGGATTTTCCATTTCGTATGGGTTTTTAACTCTATTACCTCCACTGTATATAGTAGGAGCTTGATGATTAGTTGAATGAATTCCACCTAAAGCAGCACGAGCCATATCTAAACCTTGTTGTCTAAAATGTAATGCTGTATCCCTTAAAAACATAGATATACCAAATGCCATAGTTAAATCATCGTTATATCCTGATAGTGCTTGTGCTTTACCATTTTTCCAAATAAATGTTCTTAATTCCTCTAACAATCGTTTAGAACGAATAGTTACAGATTTTTCGTGAAGATACGAAACTAATTTTGAGACTACAAGTGGTCTTGTCTTTAAGGATGTAGTAAATCCAGGAACCATACCTTGCCCGTTTTCATATCTATTAAGATATTGATCAGCGTTAGTCATAGATACATCCATTTTAGGAGAGTAATATAAATTACGATATCCTCTATCTATTAATTGTTGTATTACAGCCCAACCTATATTTGCATTTTCTACTACTAATAATGCATCATTATATTCAGTAGCTACAGCAAATAATAAATTTCCATAATCTTTAGTTTGTACCTGTGCTTTAAATTCAGCTACTTGTACTGCTTCTTCTATATCAAAAACATGAAATGCAGAAAAATCATTTCCATCTCCTCTAGCTACATCAGCTACTACAATATAGTCCCTTGAATAATCGGGAATTTGCCAAACCCAAAAATTTCCATCTATTCCTCTTCTTTCTACTGGTTCCTGTATATGGGTTTTTTCATAAAAATTAAGTATGTCGGGTTCTACTACTGTATCACCAGAAGTACTAAAATCACAATCACATTCTTGTGCCGCCATTCTAGGCCCTAAAACTATATCTTGTTCTTCTCTCCAAGATTCATCACGTTCTGGATGTACTGTCCAAGGTAATCTTATAGGTAAAAATGTATTTTCTCTTGCTTCAGCTCTAGTCCATGTTGAATGAAACCAATTACCAGTACCATAAGGTGTAGAAAGAGCTATACAACCACCACCAGTTGCTAAGGTTTGTTGAGCTGAGGCAAATATCTCTTCAATACCATCAATAAAAGCTGCCTCATCTATTAATAATAAAGAAACTGCTTCTGATCTACCTGCGTCTGAACTTGCGGCTACTGCTTTAATTTGAGAACCATTTGCTAATCGTAATGATAATTTATTATGTTCCACTGTTTTTATTTGTAACCACTGTGGTAATTGGTCATAAGCAAATCTTACTTTAGTAACCATATTTTTAGCGGTTTCTTGTTTTGTAGCAATACAAAGTACATTTTTATCTTTATGAAATAACATCATCCATAAAGAATAAGCAGAACATAAAGTAGAGATTCCTAATTGACGGGATTTATTGATTATAACATAATCTTCCCTATGCATGTGATTTAAAACTTTTTCCTGAAAAGGATATAAATTAAATTTTATTCTACCCCTTTTAGGGTGTTGAATAGTATAGTACTTTTTCATAAAATACACTGGATCTTTAGCGCATTTTATAAATTCACTTTTAATTATATCTTTTAAATTTTCAGCCACTTTAATTTATCAGGACGGCTGCTCCTACTGCTACAAGAAGACCAGCTCCACCCATTAATTTAGTTCGTAATTTGGATTTTTTAAGTTCAGATTGTAATCTTGAATTTAATTCAGCCTGGGTATCAAATTGTTGGTCTTTTTTGTCTATTATAGACTGGTAGTTTTCTACTTGGGTTTTTAAATTTGCAACTAATGTACCTTGAGATAAAAGTTTATTATTAGTTTCAGTTAAAATAGTTTGCATAACCTGCATTTCATTAGAAAGACCATCAAATTGAATTAGGTCTTTTATTACTAAACGTGCTATAGGTTTAGTTAATTGAATCTGAGTGCTGTCCGTAACGCTTTGCGAAAAACTGTTCCAACTCATCATCACCGAAAAGATCAACAGCATTAAGTTGTTGTATGGTTTCTTTTTTGATAACATAAATTCTAGTATTTAGTTGTTTAATTTTTTTATCTGATTGTTCAATGGCTAATTCCAAAGAATCAGCTTCTTTTTCAAGAAAATTATTTTCCTGATGAAGTGAATCTACTTTTTTTTCTAATGCTTCAATTTTAGCATCATAAGATGAAGTATCTATTTCATCAGTTCTAAAAATAAAAAATAGTAATCCAAATATTACTATTATGGCAATTATATTAAATATATTAGATTTTGACACCTTTCAATTTTTCATATGCTTTTTTAGCTGTTTGAAACTCCGGAGTTAGATTTTTTAACATTTGTAATGCTGTTTTTTTATTTTCTTCCGATTCAGATGTTTTATAAAGCTCAAGATGAGTTTTCATTTGTTTTTGAAGTCGTTGGAAATCTTTAATTATTCTATCTTGTTTAGATAGTTTTTTATCTAATTCTTTATCTACTTCAGGGTTTTCACCTGGAATTTCTAATTCAATATCATCTTCTTGTTCTGGGAGAACAATAGCCATTTCATTTACCTTATCTCTAATAATATCTACATGGTTTTGTATATAGCCATGTTCATCTACTAAATCTAAGCTTTGAGATATATCCATTATTTTATCAGCTATACCTTGAGCTTTACTAGCAAATTCTTTATCTACTCCATCTTTAGAAGAAAGAGCAATTTTTTCCATACCAAATAAGGCGTCATGTAGTTTAGCTAATGTAATTATAGTCTCTTGTTCCTTAACAGAAGGCATACCGTCAGTAAAATCACCAGCCATTATTCTTTTATACAAATTTTGAGCACCCGGACATAAATCAAAATGTTTAGTTTGATATCCGTAAATGTCTAATTCTTGTTTAAAATCTTGTTCGTATAAAACGGTATTTTTCCAGTTTCTTACACTAAAATTATCTTGCATGATTTAAGTTTATTATAAATATTTAAAATTTAATTAAATCTAGTATTTGCTCAATACGCTCACTAGTAGTACCCTTTAAAACATGTACATTTTTACATCTGTGACCAAAAGTATTTAGTGCTCTAATAATAGCTTTATCAATAAGATCTCTATATTCTAAATCAGTTTCTCTAATACCATTATCTTCCATAGTAGTTCCATCAGGATCTATATAAAATATATGATCATATTCACCAACAAATACTCTAGCATAATCTTCAAAATATTCTTTATCTTTAAAATCAATAGAATCAGCTAAATTAGTAAATGCTATAACATCTAATACAGTTCTATCTGTAATAATGTTTTCTTTCATTAACTCAGCAACACGCTCTGCTAAAAATATAGTTTGACCTTTTAATGTTGAATCAGTATTCAATGGAATGCCTAAATTCATTAAATATTCACTACGTTCAGTAGCAAATTCATAATCTTTAAATTGTTCTATTTTTTTAAGTTCATTTACTAATGTAGTTTTACCTACACTCATTGTACCACATAAACCTATTTTCATATTATTGTTTTTTTAATAACCAACTACTTGATTGTATTTTTTCACCTACTCCATCTATTAAAGATACACCTAATTCCTCACATATCCTAGCTTCAGGTATAGTATCATTATTTTGATCTCCACCATTTGCAAATGATAAATCATGTGTTTCATTAAATATAGAATGTATTTCCTTAATAGATTCTATTTGGGTTCTATCTTGATCTATAGAAACCATAGCAAAATCAACATATTTAATTGCTTTAACTATAATTAATCTTTCATCTTCTTTTTGAAATTCTTTAGAACCCTTTAAAAATCTTTGTAAATCAGAATTTACAATGACTATAAGCATATCACCTAGAGCTTTTGATTTCTCAAATAGCTCTAAATGACCTTTATGTATAGGGTTAAAATAACCAGATACTATAATTGCTTTTTTCATTAAAATCTAGATTGAACTTGAGGATTTTTATCTGGTGGAACACCATTTCTATCTCTTCTTAATTCCATCCATTCGTCTCTAGTTTTTAAAAAACCATATAAATAGTATTCGGGTTTTTTCTTAAAACTTCTAGGGTATCTAATGGCAGGGCCATTCCAATTATGGAGTTTATTATCAAAAAATGTGATGGTAACACCATCGGGGGTTGTGATTGATCTTGTACGCCAATCGTCTTTTACTTTAGGGTATCTCATAGACATATAATATAACATTTAAAATTAACACATAAATATACGAAAGATATTTCGGGTATCCAACTATTTTTTGCGAGATGTTTTACCTTTTAGGTATGCGTTTTCTTCCTCTAAAAATTCAATTTTTACTTTTAAACCGGAAACTTCAGATGATAAACTAGTAATAGTTTCTCTCATTTCATCTTTTTCTTCAGAGGATTCTATTAATAAACATTCTAACTTAGCAACTCTAGCTTGCAAATCCTGAATGAAATTTTCGTTAGCTTGTTGTGGATTACCCTCCTTAGCGGATTTTAATCTTACTTTAGTTTCATAAAATCTCCATGCTCCAACACTACCAAGTGCTGAGATTAGGGCTATAAGTAAATGGATAATGTTTTCTTCCATATTGAGGTGTGTAAATAAATATTAATCATTATTTTTATTTCTATATTGAGTTAAAACCTCATGGCGTAAATCTAAAAATAATCTTATTTCCTCAATTTTATCCTTCTTAAAAAAATCCGATTCGTTATAATTAAATAAAAAATATAAATTTATAGCGTCAAGTAATTGCTCTAATTCAGTATTAGATAAGGCTTTCGGCAACGAAGATTCCTTGTGCTCCGCTGACAGTAATTCCTCTAGCTGAGAGGGCATCTCCGACGAAATGGATATTTTCATATTTAGTTAAACTTAAGTTATTATAATTAACTAAGGGTTCTGGTGATAAATATTTAACCTCTGGTATGTAAATACCCCAATCGTGTCTTAAAGTTGGAAATACCTTTTTCATATCCTCAATAAAATCATCAATATATTGAAAATACCCATTAAATTGACTACGAACTATATCTAATTGATCCCTATTTATCATAATAGATGAAACATCCGCACCTTCAGATGTTTTAGATGGCCTTCTAGATGGACTAAAGTATAAACCTGTACCATCTTTTTGTATAGAATTAACTACTTTTCTGGACCAAGTAAATGGTTCCTCTATACCTTGTATTTCCATTAAAATACCAAAGTTAGTCATATCATTTCTAAATGCCTCATCTTTTTTAGCGTGACCATTGTAACTGTGATCACCATAAGTTTCTTCTACTGCAACATAAGCGGCATTATTATTAGTACAAAATGATCTTAATGATACACCTTTATCTTCAAATTTTCTATATAATTTAAAATCATAAGATACATCAATTAATTTTTGAAAGTGTTTTTGTGGTGCTTCAAATCTAACACCTATTTGAACTGATTTAGGTTCTGTAGGTAATTCATATTTATCTGCTAATTCCTTACCAAAATCAATACCAGATTTACCTACACCAAATATTAATTTATCATATGATCTAATAGTTTGTGATTTTTCCGAATCCGCCCTTACTATACTATCATTAAAATTAATATCAGTAACCTTAGTTTCCCATAAAAATTCAACACCATTATTAATTAAAAAATCATACCAATTTTTACCTATTTCATGTAAATAATCTGTACCTACGTGCCAAACCGGGAATAAACGTAAGCCAAAATATGGTTTTATAAAATCCGGTTCAGCTACTGGGTTAGAACATTGAACCGCTTCTGGTTTAGGGTGGAAACGTTTAAAGTTTTCAATTACTTGATCCATTAATTCCATTGCTTTTTCGTCTCCACAATATTTTGAAAGTTGACCTCCAATAGAAGTATGGTAAGTCAACTTTCCATCAGACCAACCTCCAGCACCCAAAAATCCTGTCATTACCTCTTCGTATGGTCTTTCATATGGGTTTTTACCCATATCAATAATGGTAATTTTACCCTTAAAATTGTTATCAATTAGTTTAGTGGCGGCATTCACACCTGCTACACCTGCTCCAATAATTAATATATTCATTTACTATAGTTTTACATGTTAATATACGAAAAAAAAGCTGTGGCTCCAATAA